CTTGTCTGAGGCTTCTTTAGAGCAAGCATGTATCGACATCGCTGGTTTCACTAACGATGCAGGTTTGTTGATCGCTGTTCGTCCAGAATCGCTCATCATCCCACGTCAATTGATGTTTGAAGCAAAGCGTATCTTGGGTACTGACGGTCGTGTCGGCACTGACAACAACGATTTGAATGCTATCAAGACTATGGGCATGATCCCAGAAATCGTGACTAGCCACTTCTTGACTGACGCAGATGCTTGGTTCATTCGTACTGACGTGCCACACGGCATGAAGTATTTTGAGCGTCGCGCTGACCAGTTCGACATGGACAACGATTGGGACACTGAGAACGCTAAGTTCAAGGCTACTGCTCGCTTCAGCTTCGGTGCAACCGACGTTCGTGGTATCTACGGTTCGCCTGGCGCTTAATTTATCTGGGGGAGCTAGTCTCCCCTATTAACTATAAAGGATAAATTATGGGTTTTCTCGCTACCGATCTGAACGTTATTAGTTCAACAGGTCCAACAACCAACATTCCAGTAAGTAAAGACGTAAACGTTAAGGCATTTCAAGTTGCCCGTACAGACACTTCTTCTACTCTGAAAGCTGTCCTTCCTGGCGATGCTTCTATTTTGAACATCATCATGACAGGCTCTAGCAATTCAGATGCTGGAACTACTGCTACTGTTACAGTGGTTGTTTCTAACGACACTGGTGCTATCTCCACAGGTACTGCCGTAAACGTTAAAACATCTGGTACTAGTACGCAGATTGTTCAAATGCCTAGCTTGCCTAACATTCAACCAGTTCCTTTGACTGGAGATTTGAAGATTACAGCAACTTATGCAGAAACTGGTACTGCCTCTACAACAGGTGGTCCATACACGTTTATCGTAACTTACATTCGATAATGGGGAAGGGGCGCAATGCCCCTTTTCTTTCTTCTTGGGAGATGGTGAGTCTTCCGTCTTTGGTAAAAGGAAAATATTATGGCTGGTTCAAATGTATGGGTCAAATGTGGCAAGGTTTATAACCTTGACCCCAACGGTGCAGGTTTAACTGCTACTGGTGCTACCCCCCGAATTTTTAAAGATAGCCCTTACGCTACCTTTCAAGCTTATGGCACTACAACTGCAGGTGCAGGTAGTGCTGTAGTTAAAATCCAAGGCAGTAATTTGGATGATCCCAACTCCTATGTGGACTTGGGCACAATTACTTTAACACTTGGTACAACTCTTACTGCTGACGGTTTTGCAACCTCAGCTCCTTGGAAATATGTACGTGCAAACGTCACTTCCATTTCTGGTACAGGCGCTACAGTTTACGTGTTAATGGGGGTCTAATATGACCACTGTTGTAAATAATCCTCCTTCTGGCTACATGGCTAGAAACTATGGTAGTTTGTTTGACACTACTACTCAAACAAACGCGGGTGCTACTTCTGCAAACGTAATGACCATTAACACTACAGACATTGCTAATGGTGTATCAGTAGTAAGTGGTTCACGTATTACCATACAATCAAGCGGCGTCTATAACATCAACTTTTCTGCTCAGTTTTCACGTCCAGGTGGTACAGGATTCTCTACCATTAAAGTTTGGATGCGTAAAAACGGTGTAGACATTGATGGTAGTGGCGGTATTTTTAACGTTCCACAAAGTGGTGGTGCAGTGGTTGCTTCTTGGGATAGCATGTATGCTGTCAACTCAGGTGACTATTATGAATTTGTTTGGGCTAGTTCTGACACAACAGTAGCTATGAATGCTGCTGCTGCAGGTACAAGTCCCACATCTCCATCTGCCCCATCAATTGCTGTAACAGTAATGCAACTTGCCTAATCTATGAAAAACCATCTAATTTTAGGAGACTGGAACGCGCTGTGTGACTCATGCGGACGTAAATTTAAAGCCTCTAGTCTAAAGAAACGATGGGATGGTTTAATAGTTTGCAGTGAAGACTGGGAACAGCGTCACCCACAAGACCTGCTGCGTGTACAACGTGAGCAGATTTCTGTACCATGGAGTCGTCCATATCCCGCTGAAGATACTTACATTACTAAATTTGGTCTTGTAGACACTGCTCAAATGCATGATTACCATGAAGAAGGTGATTATGTTGATGCAGGATATTTTTTATCAGACTACATTTCAGATTTTTACATTATAACAAAATGGGTTCGTCAATTTAATGACCAACTTAATGTATTAGAACAATTAGCAACGTCTTTTAAACGCCCTTTAGCAGACAGTGTTTCTTTTTCAGATAACATTACAGTTGTTAGACGTTTTGTAAGAACATTTGCAGATACAGCTACCCCATCAGATGCTGCTGTTATAACGTTTAAACAAGCGTTAACAGATATAACAACCATAGCAGAAGCTTTAAGTATTGCAATGAAGTTTAAAACTTCTTTAGCCGATTCTTTTGTTCCTACAGAGTCTTCAACTCTAAAGGTAACTAAAGCTTTAACAGATACAGTGTCTGTTTCAGAAGCTCTTTCAACTTTGTTGAAAATCTTTAAAGCGTTTGCAGACACAGTTTCTTTAGCTGATTCTGGCAACGTCCTTCTTAAAAATTACGTAGACCCTACTTACTTTGCAGCAGACTACGTTGGAACATCAACAACATTTTGAGGTATTTAAATGATTACAGAAAATTTTCCCGTTAAAGGTGATTTAGTCATCGAAGTTCGTAACCCTGTCACAGGCGAAATTAAAGACAGACGCGAACTTAAAAACTTGGTTGTTACCGCTGGTAAAACCTTTATTGCTTCCCGTATGACTGGCGCTTCTGCCACTGTAATGGGATGGATTGGTGTTGGTACATCTAGTACCGCTGCTGCTGTAGGTGATACTACATTGGGTACAGAAGTAACACGTGTTGCTACTACCGTTTCTGGTGGTACTGCTTCTACTAACACAGTGACATATGTTACTACGTTTGTAGCTGGTTCTGGTACAGGTGCTCTAGTTGAAGCTGGTATTTTTAATGCTGCTTCTGCTGGCACAATGCTAGCACGCACCGTTTTCTCTGTTGTCAACAAAGGCGCTGCCGATGAAATGACAATCACTTGGGTTATTACCGTAGGTTAATAAAATATGAGTACAATCGTAACACGGGCAGGTAAAGGCTCTCCTCTCACTAATACTGAGATGGATAGTAATTTAACAAACTTAAATACCGATAAATATCAATCAGGAGACAGTCCAACTTTTACCCTTGTTAACGGTCTAACAGTAGGTAAAGGCGGTGGTTCTGTATCTACTAACACGGCTGTTGGAAATGGTGCTATTGGTTCTTCTAATACTGGAAACCTTAACACTGTTGTAGGCTATCAAGCGGCAAATAGCAGTACAGGCGGTTCAAGTCTTTCTATATTGGGTTATCAGGCTGGATACTCAAATACTACTGCTGACCATGCTGTCTATGTAGGTATGCAAGCGGGTTACAGTAATTTAACTGGACGATTCAACACATTTGTTGGAGATACGGCTGGTTATTATGTAACGGGTGGAAACAACTCAGCATTTGGTCAAGGTGCTTTAGGCTCAGTTACAACAGGCGCATCAGGCACATCTAATACGGCTATCGGCGCAAGCGCACTTGCTTCCAACACCACAGCATCTAATAACACAGCAGTAGGTTATCAGGCGGGGTATAGCAAAACAACTGGTGGTTACAATTCATTTTTTGGAAATACTGCTGGTTATAGCAATATAACTGGAGTTAATAACACTTTTATTGGTGGAGAAGCAGGTTATTCAACAACGGGTTCTGCTAATACATTTATTGGTCGTAGTTCGGCTGGCGCAGGAAACTATGGCGCTGGATACAATGTAACTACTGGAAGTAACAATACCATTATTGGGGGCTACTCAGGCAACCAAGGTGGCTTAGACATTCGCACAGCATCAAACTACATTGTGCTTAGTGACGGTGATGGGAATCCAAGATTTGTAGTTGAATCTAGCGGTTACGGAATAATGAACCAAGCAACTGTTGGTTATCAAAATTTAAATTCATTAGAATTAGGCGCACCTGGTGGTCGTATTCTTTATAGCCACGTATCTGGAAGTCCATCTGGCAATCTTTACTGTGGATTTGCATATAACGGTGGGCCAATAGGTTCTATTACTCAATCAGGCACAACAGCAGTTTTATTTAATGTCACATCTGACCAAAGGCTTAAAGAAAATATTGTTGATGCGCCTGAGTTTGGTAGCGTTATCGATTCTATAAAAGTTCGTAGTTTTGATTGGAAAACAGACCAAACACATCAACGAGCAGGTTTTATTGCACAAGAACTTATAACTGTTGCACCAGAAGCGGTACACCAACCTGTTGATACAGAAGAAATGATGGCGGTGGATTATTCCAAATTAGTCCCAATGCTTGTTAAAGAAATTCAATCACTTCGCCAACGCCTTTTAAACGCAGGAATTGCTTAACCTTAATAGGAGAAAACCATGTCAGAAACTATTGAAAAACCAACAGCAGAAGAAATAGCGAAGCACTTTAGTGCATGTATGGACTCAGTAAACCTGATTAACGCTGGACAGCCAGAAGGCATGAAAGCAGAAGATTGGGCAGACTGCTTGGCTCGTAACAAACAGCATTTAAAGATTATGCTTGCCAAGGACTTTTGGACAACAGAAAACCTAACACCATTACAAACAGCAAGCGCATGACTGATATAACTATTACTTTAACTATACAAGAAGCTGTAGATATTGCTAACATTCTTGGGCAATTGCCTACACAAAGCAATGTTCATCCATTATATGTAAAGCTTCGTACTCAAGTGGAAGCTCAACTGCCCAAATCTGAGGAACCTGAAAATGGCAACAATTGACGCTACAGACGCTAAATTGTCTGCCCATGAGTTGGTATGTGCTGAACGTTATGCTGTTATTAATGCCCGTTTAAAGCGGTTAGAAAGCATCCTTATAGGTGCTTGTGGTATTATGATGACAGGTATGGCAGGCACATTATTTGCAATGTTAACCCACCTTAAGTGAGAATAAAATTGACCCCATAACCATCTTTGCTACTTGTAAGGCTGCGTACAGCGGCATACAAGGTTGCATTTCTGTTTACAAAGAACTTAAAGCGACTGGAAAAGAAGTAGCTCACATTGGTGAAGAAGTTGGAGGATTCTTGTCCTCTTTCTTTGTAGGACAACAAACTCTAGAAGAAGAACACGAGAAACAAAAGGTTCAACGTAAGGCAGATGTGTTGGCTGGTAAGCCACGCAACGTTACACAAGAAGCCATTGACAATGTTATGCGTGTTAGACAAATTAGAAGGTATTACGCTGACCTAGAACACATGGTGCGCTGGGAGCTAGGGATGCCTGACCTATGGACTGAAATCACAGAAGAACGAGACAGACTTA